TCATGTCAATCATCATGGCACCAAAGGATGCATCATTAAAATCTTTGTAAGTGTTTGGATAATAAATTTTTGCATAATTGATAAGATCTTGCTTGATTGAAGTAAAATCTCTATTTGTGTAATTAATTGGCGGCTTTACCGTTGGCATTATTCTGTCTCTCCGTTCAAGTTAATGAGGATGTTGTCATTAAAGTTTAGTGGTGTAATGTAGTAGTTTATAGCTATGCTTATTAAGTTCGAATCAATGCTTGAGTCATCAAATCTAACACTTCGAACTTTTATAAATGGCATGTAGGCTTTTGCCTGTTCTATTACTCTAGACTTAAATCTATCTTTTACATCTGGGGTGTAGTTTTCAAATAAAAGACCAAAAGCACCACAACCAAAGTTTGGATCCATTATTCTTTCACCCGGTGTTGTTAAAACTAAATTCTTAAAATTTTGCTTTACAGTAGAAGCAAGATCCTTTGTTAGTGCATAAGGACCATCTTCTTTGGTAACTTTCAATGGTAGTTTAACGGATATTCCTATCGCCATTTTTAATCTTCCTCGTTAAAATTAATTAGACTCTTAAGTGTATTATCTAAGATCTCGTTCTGTGCTGCAATAGGAATATCTTCATTTTCCTCCCAGAATTTTAGAGGATCAAATGTAAAATAATCGCGGATCCCATTCAAAATGAAATATATATCAAACAATGAATCGCCCTCTGGGTATTCAAACAAGTAACCAGAAGGGACTTCTGATTTATCCTGAAAATAATTGTCTAAAACTTTTGTAAAAGCTAACTCAAAAGAAGAGTTAGCTTCTTGCACAATTAGCTCCTCAGACTTTGTGGTAAAATCATAGTTTGTTTGCTCTGTAAACAATGAGCAAATCAAATACTCTTCATGTATCTTAGCATCTTTTAAGCTAGTTTTGAATTCAATAAACAATATGTTCCTAAAGGCATCTTTGATCTTATCTGGCAAGATTTCAGATTTAAAAATATTTCCAAAAGTGGGGTTCAAAATAAAATAGCTTGCAAGGAACAACTTAATTCTTTGCTCAACTATGTTTGCTGTATTTGTTTCTACAAACTGGCTAAATCCTATCATTGTTCGTCCTTCAGCTTTTTAATTAAACCACCCATTTTAAACATATTATTCATATAATAATCCACAGCTTCTGTTGACTCATCAAGTAAGCCATCAAGCTTTTTCTTAACTTCGCTTGCCAACACTTGTATTTTTTGTCCTTCTTGCCTTAGCCCATCTAATCCAGTAAGTTCATCTACCTTGCTGCCCTCTTTAATTTTTAGATAGTTTACTATCGCTAGTTTTTGTTTTTCAGCAGCAGCAGCCTTATCTAATGGTCCAAGAGGTGCTACCAAGTTAATCGGTGTCTTTAGTATTACTTGTCCTTCTTTAGATTCTAATGGGTTATATGATGGGGTATAAGAGTAAACTAAATTAAGTGAATCGTCCCTGTTGATCCTAAGACCATTTACATTAAATGCTATAATGTATGCAAAACTGTATAAATTCTTTCTAATATTTCGCACATCATAACCGTTAGGATTAAGTGGACCTGGGGCTGGATATTTATTTGTAATATAGCTGCCTTTAGCTGACAATGGATCTACAAATGATTTTATTTGTTGATAATTTTTTTCGCTGAGACTGTCAAGACCAATAATATCACTGCCAAGATTAACTGCGGGCGAAAAGTTTTTTAATGCATTTTTTGTTATAACATATTTTGATGGGTTGGCTAGGTAGAAGTTAAAATTAAATTTAATAATTTTTTTATTTAAAAACTTATCTTTTTCCTTTAACATTGCCCCTGTGAACTTTATATCGAATGCTTTTTCGTTTAATTTTTCTTCTAATGTTTTTGCATTTGTCGATCCAAATGAACGATAAACAAATAAATTATTTTTTACTAAAGGGTTTTCAAACAGTGTAAAACCAAATTTTAAACGATCAAACTGTTCAAACAAAGGAACTTGTGTATCTTCAACAATTTGACCAGTGAGAACATTGGTGCCTTCAATTAAGCTCTCTGTTGACTTTAACAATTCTTTCTTATCTTGCTGGTTTATTAAATCCGAGGTTGAATTTTTTGCTTGACCATATGCTGAATTTATCGCATCACAAGCTTTATTGATAGAGTCAATGATTGAATTTAATTTATCTAATACTGTTTGCTCCTTATCAGCAGCAGTTATAACAAAGTCTTCAAACAAATCGCGACCTTCAGTATCTTTTGATGTAAGATTCACAAAACACGGACTTGCTCTTCTAGTGACTGTTTTTAACGATAGCTCATCAACAATATTATTGTTAATAAACTGATTTAGATAAATGAATAGAGTTGATAGATTGACTTCGTTTTTCAATTCTACTTTTATTAAATTTAGCACTTTTAAATCATCAACAACAACTTGATTTAGTTTTTTTACATCGTCGGTAACAAAGCCTTGTAAAAGGTTTTTAAACTCTGGTACTGTTAAGTTGTCGGAGAGGTTTTTAAGATAACTTAAAATAAGTCGCTCTTTATTGACCACACCTTCTTGCTTTGATAATATTGGATAAATCTCAATAGCACCGTTTAAAATGTTGTTTAGTGGTTCTATACCACTCTTTGTTAGCATTGCCACTATGTCGATCTTTATTATATTCTCAGCTAACTTTGAAATATTTTTTGAGCTACCAATAGAATCTAGAGATTGTTCTGGACCGCCCAATAAATCTAAAGCATTTTCTAGTTGACTGTTTATGCTGTCCTCTAAAAATTCAGTCGCTTCGGAGAAAGACCTTTGAGCTAAATCTTGCAGGTTTGATATAACTGTCGATAAAATATTTGCAAGAGCAGCTACTGCAACTTTTTGCACTTCTGCCTCTATTTTATCGCGGATTGCAGCTTGAAAATCTAAAACAAACAAGTAGTCAATATTGTCAGCCAAGCCAATCAAATCTTTTAAATCTTTTTGTAAACTTTCTAATGTAGGGTACTCCCATTGTAAATTTTCAGCATAAGAAAAACTTGCAATAAAAATCATGGCTGTAATTAGTAAAAATTTCATATTATCCTATATTATCCTACCTTATTATTTGCTTGCATATCCCATTAAAATGTTTATATAAAGATACAGTAATAATTGTAACAAAGAGGAGGCCATATGGCAACACAAGAGAACCAACCACTGGTGCTAAAAAACGAGTGGGAAGTAAAAGAAAAAGATAAGTTTACATCAAGTGCACAAAACTTGACTGTAACTTTTAACAAAGCAACAGACGAGATTACTTTATTAGTGAACAATGAAGTTTACAAAAAACTTAAAGTAAAAGATGCACTGAATGGTAGTGTAAAATTTCATGATGCTGTTGGTACTTTAATTCAAAAATTTACCATGTGGGGTTTTGATGCAAAATAAATCAGACTCACAAGTATTCAAGGATTGGAGTACGAAAGTAGATGATATTTTATCACGGCTACCGAAAACTGATATCAGTGGTGAGCCGTTAGAATATCAAGACGATGCGTACCAAGAAGTTATGAAGATGTTGCAGCAGTGTTCAATGAACTTTGAAGACATGCCCATATATCCAATTAACGAAACCATTGCTAATAAACTTATACAAGATCAACAGAGAGGTGCCGATGAAAGACCTGATATTTAGTATGATGTTTATTGCATTACTAACCATTATCCCTGCAAAAGTTTTATTATTTATTTTTGCATCATTGGGATATTTAATGTTCTATTAACCAAGGAGGAAAAGATATGAACAAAGCAATACAAAACAAATTTTTTGAAACTACTGATTACAGTAAGTTCAAAAAGACTAGAGGTAACAGACCTGTAGATGAAGCACACGTGCAACAACTTAAAAAGTTAATTGCAGAAAAAGATTTATACGATCCAATTCGTGTAAATAAAAATATGGAAGTTGTTGATGGCCAACACACACTCGAGGCCAGAAAACAATTAGATCTAAAAGTACCCTATATTATTATGGACTCTGATGATCCATTAGATGTAGCAAGACTTAACACAGGTCGTAAGAACTGGTCTATGGAAAACTATCTAGACCAACACTGTGCAAGAAATAAAAGAGACTATCAAATTTGTAGAAACAAAATGCAACAGTACGGAATCAATGTTGCAGAGATGGTAGTTCTATTATTAAAACAAACTTCACTGTGGTCAAGAATCAGTAATGATTTTAAAACAGGACGGTTTGTAATTCCTGCAGGAGGTATTGAGCATACAGATCGTATTGGATCTCAATTGATGCAACTTAAAAAATACTTCTATGGTATGGAGTCTCCAAAGAACAAAAGATTTAAACGTTCGATGGTGGTGTCTTATATTGTAGCTGACAAGCATCCTAAGTTTGATCACCGAAGATTTAAAACTGCTTGCAAGAGTAAGTCTTCATGGTTCTTAACGGGTACATCAACTGCAGATTATATTGCGATCATTGAGAGAATATATAACGCAGGACTAACTCAAAAAAATAAAATAAATTTAGTTGAGTTTTACAAAACTAAAGAGTATCAAGACAAATAGGAGAAACAATGGACGTAAACAAATGGAAATCAATTGCTGTTGATATCGAATCATACACAATTATTAGGGCCATGGGGGAGAATGGCCTTAGAAACCCAGGCAACATGATTAAAAAACTTGTATCTGACACTATTAAAAAGATAGCTAAGAAAGAAGGTGTTGCTGAAACTAAAATGAAAGAGAATTTACTGAACCAAGGAAAGAAACTCTTGAAGTAAGTGATAGACACTTAGATGTGCATCGGTTGGTGTTGGAAAGGGCCCGCGAGAGTGGGCCTTTTTTTTACTTGCAATCAAAATAGAATTAACTTATTAATTTAAATGTATTCCTAAGCCTAAATGAAATAAGTGGGGCTTTAAAACACTTTATTTTCACCGAACAATTAACACTCAATTTAACTTTAATTAAAAGGATATTTTGTGGGTAAAGCTATTAAGAAAAGTAGTGAAGAAGCATTGAACCAGGCGTTGGACAAGCTAGTGATGGTGTGTCCAAATAAAAAAACTTATGATGAGTTAACTAGTTTGATGTTTCAGTTGTATTGTGGAAATGACTTTGGTTTAGGAAATTTCAGTCTTTCTTTCCTTGATAAAATCGAGGATCGATGGCGATCAGGACGTAAAGCTGCAGCGAAAGCTAAAGGCATTAGTCTGGTTGTTAAAAATGTGTAACCACGGTGTCATATCCCAATCCATATCTTTTCCCGCATCGTGGTTATGCAAATGGAAAAAAAAACATCTAAAGAATTAACTTCTGAGACAATTCAGTATGCCGCTGAAATGATGCCGATGGATCGTAATGATTTTATAGATTTAATTTCCGACCAATATCATATTGCAAAGCACCGCAAATACCCCCAACGAGAGGTTAAAAAATTTAGTGATTTGCTCACCAAACTTGTTAAAAAATTTGGGAATTAAATTGGCCAGAGAACTCATAAAAGAAAAAATGATGAGTGAACAGCGATTATTTCAAGCTATTATAGTACAAGCTTTAGAAGACGTGATGAATTTTTCTAGTTTTAAAAAGGAAGCTTATTGGAAAGAAGATGCCTACAAATGGTTTTATAGTAATTCTGAAGATTTTCAGGATGTTTGTTGGGCTGCTGATATGGACCCAGAGTTTATTCGTGGTGAATTTTTAAAATTAATTAAATGTAAAAAAATTAGATTTTCTAAAATGCAGACCCATTGGTTAAATTATAGAGAGCTCTATAGATTGTATCGGGAGTCGGGATCTAAAGAGGAAAGAAGAGAAATTAAAAAAAGAATTGATCATGAGAATTTAAAAAGAATGGAATAGTCATGGTGGGTGAATTTGAAAGTAACCTGGGGCAACCAAGAGAGCAAGATAGATAGCCCCAGGAGTAACTAATAAGAACCTAAGAAAGTTCATGTAAAAATAATAGCATATTTAGGTAAAACGGACAAGGAATAACGGCCACCGGAAACCGAACCAATTGAGTCACCGATGACCGCAGATGTTTATAAAACATTTTTACTATATAGATATTCTAGAGTAATTAAAATAGAAAAGTGCTCAGAGGGTAATAGTGGTGTATCTGGTGTATCCGAAGAAGAATAATGTATATATATCAATACTTTAAGTACGTTTTTATGGTGTATCTATGGTGTATCTATGGTGTATCTGGGATACACCACTCTTGTGGAGCAGCTGTCAGTTGGTTTAGGGGATATAGTCATAGGTCTGAAAAATCTATATAATATAAATTATGATAAAGAAGTTAATATTTAATACTGCTAAAGAACAGTTTAGAAAAGCTTTAAGAATTCACAAAGCATCTGTGCGTAGAAATAAAAGAAGTAAGGGTTTAACTCCAATTATGGATTATGGCCTTCTTAGAAATAAAGTTAAGCGTGATATAAAAAACACAAAATTTATGGATAAGGATGCGTACAAAGCAGCAAAAAAAACTAAAAGCCTTCCAAAAGGTGGACCAAGACCTAGAATATTTGGTAAAGCTTATGCTTCTGATAAAGCAGGCAAAAGATCTATGATGATTCAAATGATGACAAAAAAAGAAAGAGCTGCCAATCAAGAAGCTATTTCTCAATCTGTTAGAAAATTTTTAAAAGAAAGAATTGGACGTAAAGCACAAGGTGGTGTAATGGTTAAAAAAATGTTAGTTGGTGGATTACTCACAAAAGGAATTAAGTACGGCTACAAGCAATATAGAAAAGCTGGTGGTAGAAGTATTATAGAAATTATGAGAAGTAATATTAGAGGTGCAGGCAAAAGATCAGATGCCAAAACAGATGTGAAGTTTGGTATTAAAATGCATGGCGGTAGAAAACTAACTCAACGTGATAAAAATAGATTAAGATAATGCCTGGTGGACTCAAAAAAAAAGAGTTAAGAACCGATTTAGATTTAACTCCAAAACAAAAAATGTTTGTGGAGATCTTAGTCAAAGATTGGGGATCAATTACACAACATGAAGCTCTTAAACTTGCTGGTTATGATTGTAAAGATGATAACAGTGCAAAATCTACTGCATCGCAATTGTTATCTAGAAAGACTAGCCCACATGTTGCAAAATATTTTGATAAAAGATTTCATCAAGAATTAAAAAAATATGAAGGTGACAACCTTAGAAGATTTAAAAGATTAGATCGAATCGCAGACAAAGCAGAAAAAGATAAACAGTATGCTGCAGCAATTAATGCTGAATACAGATCTGGTCAATTAGCTGGTGCTTACGTTGATAGAAAAGAAGTCAGAGTAAGTGGTTTGGAGGGTATGTCACGTGAAGAACTTGAAAACAAACTCAAGGAGTTGTCCGAAAAGATCGATGGATACAACGCCAAGACAGTTCAAGCTGAAGTCACAGATATTTCTAAAAAAGGCTAGCTGGTCTGAGTTTATAGAATTATTTAATCAAAAGCACAATCCAATGCTTACTTCAGTTGGTGTGGTAGAGGTAAAAGTTGATGAGAAAAAAAATAGCAATTCCAAAAAAAACTAAAAGCGAAATAGATAAGTATCCTATGGTTTCTGTAGAATGGTTTGATATTGTCTCGGACAGCTCTTGGACTAGTTTTGATTCACTTAAAAAATCTAATCCAGCTACCTGCATCACCAAAGGTCATCTATTTAGTCAAGCAAAAGGTGTTACTAGAATCTTTGGAGATTACTCATTTGCTGACAATGGAAAAGACATTGAAAATATTGGCAACACAACTATAATTCCTAATTCAGTTATTAAAGAAATTAAAAAGTTAAGTTAATTTATGTCAGGAAAAAAACCAGAAAGTAGACTTTGGCAAAAGGTCAAAGAAGGACTTAACCAAATGTTTTTAACTCGCATAGAATCTAGCTCAATCAATGGTATACCTGATATTCATGGTGTCCATAAACAAGGTGTTTTTTGGATTGAACTTAAATCTGATAAATCAAATTATCCTAAACTAAATCGATGGCAAATTGTTTGGATTAATCGATATGTAAAAGCTGGTGGAACTGTATTTATACTTCATGAGAACTTGGGTAAGACCCTCTCTGAGAGAACTCTTAAACTGTACAGACCGGTGTCCGTTTTCACTGATCCTCGTTCCCTTGTCTCGTTTGCCTCGTTCTCGTTCCCGTTACAATGGCCCACGGTCCAGGAGACCATCCTTCAGGAGCTGGTGCAGCGTAACCCTGAACAGCAGGTGGCGTAACCTCGTTCTCGTTTCCTGGCCACGTTACATTTTACCTCTTTGTTAACGTGGCCTGGTGACGGGACCTGCAGCTCAGGATGCTGGATCTCGTTTGTCGTTGACAAACTTCCCTCGTTCTCGTGTAAACTTAACTACACTGGTCCCGCAGGTAACGCTGCTGGTACCCATCCTTCAGGATCCAGGTGAAGCTCTCGTTTCTCGTTCTCGTTTCTGGATAAACCTCGTTCTCGTTCACTGGCCACTGGTAACGTCCCCGCAGCGTGAGCTCAGGGGGTGCTGGATCAGGCGAACTTCAGGTTTGACAAGTATCCCATGATATCGTATGGTCAGAAAAACAAAGGAGAAAATATGGCAATAGATTTTGACGCTCTCGATCTCGTTCGAGGCGAGAACAAAGCTCGTTCTTACAACACTAAGTTAGATGGGCTCCAGCAGCAGGTAACTTCCCTTCAGGAGCTGGTGAAGGAAGTGGTATCCGCATTACCAAAAGAAAAGCAAACCTACTACCAAGAAAAATTAAAAACTTATTTAAAATAGCTCTTGACATATATCCCATCAGGTCTTATGTAAGGTCTGATGATTATCATTTACACAACAGCAATATATCTGGCCATCTTATTTGGTACAGGTATTATTTCATTAAACATATAAGGAGAGCTACATGATAAGTAAAAAACTAATACAGCAGATGAATGATTACTATGGAACAGAGTATATCAAAGACGAATCAAAGCCCAAGGAAGACAAACCTGAAGAAGGCAAAGTATACGCACTGACCGGTGGCCGGGGCACGCGCTGCATCGCCAACGGAAATACATGGAAAGACTCGGAGGTGAAGGATGACTGATGAACTGAAGGAATGGTTTCTAATGCCAAGCATCAAGGAATGCCTCGCTGAGTACGAAAAGCAGGACATAGGTTTAATTGCAGACATTGCTAAGCATGGCTGCAGCGGAGGCGTTACAGGTATCACATACTACGCAGAAACTACTGCGTTTCATGATCACCATCAAGAGGAGATCTGGCAGCTGGTCCAGGACCACGCAGATGACTCTGGTCTGAAGAACGGTGAGTTTCTACAGCACATTTCAGAAGATCCAACCTCGCTTACTGGATTCGTTAACGATCTCGTTTGGTGGGCGGTCAAAGTTCGGGCCCAGGAGCTGCATGAACTGGCACCTGCAGCTGGAGCTGAAGCGTGACCTTCGTTGTCGTTTACCTGTGCCTTCTGTTTATGTTCCCAACATTTACATTGGCTGGCACTGGGATCCTGATGCTCTCGCTCGTTGGCATACTGTGATACCTACATGTCGTCTCGTTTCAAAAGCTGGACGTCCCTGCGCAGAAGCTAATGCTAAGCATCTGGGGGCGCAGGTAACTGCTGTGGAAAGCCAAGTGGTTTGGTTTCTAGTTTAGAATGGTTCTAAAAGATAATTGTTGCATTAATATATGGGAGTTGATAAGAGATAGAACAAACTAACATAAAAGGAGAAAAGTTATGGGACTAGATCAACAAGCGCACTTACGAGGGCAGAAGATTGATTGGGACAAATACTACAATGACGACAACTATGCAGATGAGAATAAAGTTTTTGTGTGGAGAAAACACGCAAGACTTCAGCAGTTCATGTCGAAGAAGTGGGACGAACAAAACGCACACCACGAGCATGACGGCTCACTCTCACATTTAGGTTTTAATTCTGATTGTGAAGCGCCTGTCTATATTACGGAAGATGTTGTGAAAGAATTAGCCGAGCAGATACAGAAAGATTATAAGGACTATCCTGCAACGGACGGATTTTTCTGGGGGCAACAGTTCCAAGAGGAAAGCGTCAAGGAGTACAAGGAACAAGATATCAAGTTCTTGAAGTTCTGTGAACAAGCAATCAACGAAAAGAAAGTCGTTGAGTATTGGTGCAGTTGGTAATGGCTAAAGATAAAATTAACGAGGCGACTACTGTCGCCTCGTCTCGTTCTCGTGGTGGCAAGTTTGATAAAGATAAAACTAAACAACAGCAGGGGACGGCGCAGGAACTTCCCGAATGGGCTAGAGATATGCCCGAATACATTACTGTTAAAACATGGGATTTAGATTAATGGCTAAAGATAAAATTAACGAGGCGACTAATGTCGCCTCGCCTCGTTCTCGGTTGGAAAAGGAAAAGAAAGACAAGCCAATCAAGACAGGTGCTGACCACCAGCGCGAGTTCGTGGAGAAAATAGAAAAGTTGTTTAGTACAATAAACGCACAACTAGAGATTGAGCCAAATGTTAATACCCTTATTGATAGACTTAATAAAAAAGATAAAAAAAAGTTAAATTAGTTCTTGTAATGGGATTGGATAAGATATAAGAAGTGAGAGCAAACATAAGTTTGTATAACTTAACAAAGAGGAAAAAATGCAAAAAGCAAAAAAGCTAAATCAAGACGAGAAGAAAATCGTACTTGCATATGCACAACTAAAGCTTAAAGCAAATAGACTAAGTAAAGAGTTAGACACAATGAAACAAAACATTGTTGATTGCTTTGAGAGAACAAAACAAAACTTAATCATTGTACAAGATGAGAATGGTAATAGTTTTGGATTACAGAGAATAAATCGTAAAAGGAAGAAATTTGAAACTGCTAATTTCAAAATTGCTCACAATGATTTATTCAATAAGTTCTGTACTGAAATTGAATATCAAGAGTACAAAGCAATAGGGGATAACAATGCCCAATAATGATCTTATTAATATTGCTAATGTATTGAGTACAAAGCTTAACAACAATCAACCTACATCACTTGCTGATATGGTTATTGAGAATGGACAAAAGAAACAACTCAATTATGAGATTATGTTTCAGTTGCTAATGGGCGAATGTGAAAAACACATACTTGAAAATGTTGGCAATCCTATTGTTGATGAGTTCAAGGACAATGTATTAAAGAAATTTAGTACACTAGTTCAAGCCTTACACACACAAGAATAATAATAAACAAACCAATGGCGCGATTGCGCCATTGGTGTATCTAGAAGGCTCATACGAGCCACGAAAATTAATCACAAAAAACCACAGCTAGTTCCACGCAAATCACCCCCTGAAGCACAGGCGCGAGGCTTTAGTAAGTAATATGAATAAACGTAATCAATTTCCAAACGGTATGGAAATAGTTGAAAGTGTTTTTATTATATACTATTGTAAAAAGGGACCCTTTGTTTTTTATGGGTCCCCTAGCCCCCGGGGGTATATAAAAATTTATGAATATTGAGCAGTTAACTGAAGACGAATTAAAAGATATTATTCTCAAAAAACAATTAGAATGGATCAAGTTATGCCAGGATAATTTTTTAATTTTTGCTGAAGCTATGTGGCAAGATTTTATTTATCGTAAAGATACAAAAAAATTAGGCAAAGGACATCATGAAATAATTGCTGAAGCGTTTCATGATATTGCAGATAGAGATGCAAAGAGGCTCATTATAAACATGCCCCCTAGACATACTAAATCTGAATTTGCATCTTATTTATTCCCTGCTTGGTATATTGGAAAGTATCCAAAGAAAAAAATAATGCAGGTATCCCACAACGCAGAACTAGCATCAAGGTTTGGTTCTAAGGTTAGAAATTTAATGGCAACTAAGGAGTATAAACAGATCTTCGGAAATGTTACACTCCGAGAAGATAGTAAGGCTAAAGGCCGTTGGGAGACCAATCATGGTGGAGAATATTTTGCAGCGGGGGTAGGCGGCTCTATCACAGGGCGAGGGGCGGATTTACTTATTATCGATGACCCACATACTGAACAAGACTCAATGTCAGACTCAGCAATGGAGAGAGCTTACGAATGGTATAGCTCTGGTCCTAGACAACGTTTACAACCAGGCGGAAGAATTGTAGTTGTTATGACCCGGTGGGCGACAGACGATCTAACTGGACGATTAGTAAAATCACAATCAGAACCAAAAGCTGATAAATGGAAAGTAATTGAGTTCCCAGCAATACTACCAACAGGAAAACCTGTTTGGCCTGAGTATTGGAACCTAGAAGATCTAGAAGCGGTCAAAGCATCAGTGTCCACGAAAAACTGGAACGCACAATACATGCAGGACCCAACGAGTGAAGAAGGTGCAATTATAAAAAGAGATTGGTGGAAAAATTATGATAAGGACTATTTACCAAAACTACTACACGTTATTCAAAGTTATGATACAGCTTTTAGTGCTAAAGAGTCTGCTGACTATTCTGCAATAACTACGTGGGGAATATTTCAACCCGTAGAAGGTTATGAAGATAATATAATATTATTAGATGCAATGAAGGGAAGATATGACTTTCCAGATTTAAAAAATGTAGCTATTGAACAATACAATTACTGGGAACCAGAAACAGTAATCATTGAAGCTAAGGCCACAGGCCAACCTTTAATCCATGAATTACGTAGAGCAGGGATACCTGTTATTGACTTTGTACCTGCAAAAGGAAGAGACAAGCATACCAGAATAAACTCTTGTGCCCCAGTATTTGAGTCCGGTATGGTTTGGGCCCCTTTAGATGATAAGTTCGCCCAAGACGTGGTAGAGGAGTGTGCCGCGTTTCCTAACGGACAATATGATGACTATGTTGATTCTATGACCCAAGCTGTGTTAAGATATCGACAAGGTGGATTTGTTACAACGTATTCAGACGATTGGGATGATCCTCCAATGAAATTAGAAAAAGAATACAAATATTATTAGGAGCTACTATGCCAGTTAGAATGTTAAAAAAAGATGAAGACACTAAAAGAGAAAAAGGTCTTAAAAAAAGTAAGATGCTTTCAGGTGGTCAAGTTAAATTAGAT